ATATGTCAGAGTATTTTCTACATCTGTGCCATCTCAATTTATGGAAGGCTTAATAACCGCATTTACAGGAACTTCACTAACAGTCAATATGACTTATGTAAATGGGGTAGCATCTTTTAGCAATTGGACAATTACTGATTCTGGTGCTGTTGGAACTTCTGGCTATTCTGGCTATTCTGGTATTAGCGGGGCAAATGGCGCTTCTGGATTAAGTGGCTATTCAGGATTCAGCGGCATATCTGGGTACTCTGGATTCTCAGGAATTAGCGGATATTCTGGATCAGGTGTAAGCGGCTATTCTGGATACAGCGGAACAAATGGAACTAATGGCGCATCTGGATTAAGTGGTTACTCAGGATTTAGTGGCATATCCGGATATTCTGGTACAAACGGTTCTACCGGTATAAGCGGTTATAGCGGTTACAGCGGGGTTAACGGATCAACTGGAACTTCTGGTTATTCAGGCTATTCAGGTTTAAATGGTGCAACAGGAACATCTGGTTATAGCGGTTATTCAGGAGCTACTGGAGCAACTGGCACTTCTGGTTACTCTGGTCAAAACGGTGCAACAGGTACTTCTGGCTATTCTGGTTATTCAGGACAAAATGGCGCAACTGGAACATCGGGATACAGCGGATATTCTGGACAAAATGGATCTACAGGAACATCAGGCTACAGCGGATATTCTGGAGCTACAGGTTCTGCTGGAACTTCTGGATACTCAGGTTATAGTGGTGTAGCCCCATCAACAGTTACTACTACCAGCACTTCTTCTGGTTCAACATTCTATTTAGATTTTGTAGCTGCCAATGGCGGTTCAGGACAAACTTTATATAACAACGGATCTTTAACTTATGTTCCTTCAACAGGAACATTAACAGCTACATCTGTTGCTGGCTCATCAGATGAAAGATTAAAGAAAGATTGGGAAGATCTACCTGAAAACTTTATTGAGTTGCTTGCACAAGTGAAACATGGGGTATTTACCCGTATCTCTAGCGGCAATAAAGAACCCGGTGTATCTGCTCAATCTATGCTAAATGCTTTAGCTCAAGCAGTTATTGAAGGCGAAGATGGTATGCTGGCAGTTAATTATGGCGGAGCAGCATTAGTTTCTGTTATAGAATTAGCAAACTTGGTTCTCAAACTTAAACAAGATATTGAGGAATTGAAAAACAAACCATAAGGATTAGTGATGCAATCCCCAAAGTATTCGGTAGTGATACCGACTTACAATAATTGTGAGAAATATCTAAAACCGTGTATTGATTCCATAATTAAATACACCGAAATGACCGACATAGAGTTGGTCATTTCTGCTAATGGCTGTACCGATAACACTGCAAAATATCTAGAATATTTAGCAACAGCGATTCCTAACTTATATGTCGTTTGGAATGACGAACCTTTAGGTTTTGCCAAAGCTATTAATCAAGGCATAGTAAATACTATTGGGCATAAAATAGTGTTTTTAAATAACGACACTTTGCTGTTAGAACAACCAAAAAATGATTGGTTAAAACGACTAGATATTGGCGACATTGCGTCGGTTCTAACGCTAAACTCTCCTATTACAAATCAATCGTTTGCGGTTTTCTTTTGTACCATGATTGATCGCCAAGTATTTGATGATATTGGCGTACTAGATGAATCATTTAAAACAGGTGGCTGTGAAGATATAGACTTTTGCAAACGAGCTACAGATGCGGGCTTTAGGCTAATAGATGTGGGCTATCGGGGTGATTTTCCAATATATCACGCTGCTGAAGGCACTGTTCACGATACTAGTCTTGTACAAGATTGGAGCCAAAAATTCCATGCCAACGAGCTGCGTTTAGCCAAAAAATGGAATACGGATCATTACCGCTATTTGCTATCCAATAATTACGAACGAGCTGTATTTCTAAAGGGCGATCCTGTATTTCCCCGAGAAACTACACGCTATGAATGGGCGGCAAAAAATCTTGATGACAGAACAAACGTCGTAGAAATTGGCTGTTCTACCGGTTACGGAAGTCAATTTTTCCCGAACTACTATGACTATGTTGGTATTGATTACGACCCCATTATTGTGCAAGTAGCTAAAGAACAAGATTGGGGTTTTACAAGGGCTTTTACCCACGCTGACATTAATAATTGTGACTTAGGAACGGCAGCCACTATTGTTGCTTTTGAAGTCATTGAGCATTTAGATAATGGTTTAGAGATTGTTGAAATGCTAAAAACAAAATGCCATCGGTTATTAATTTCGGTGCCGTGGAATGAGCCTAAAGGCTTTTGGGGTGAACATCACAAATTGCATGGCTTAAACGAAAGCCACTTCCCCGGCTTTATGTTTTGGTACATTAACCACGCCGGAGTTTTATCTGCGGAGCCGCAAGCAATTACCCCTGAAAATCCTAGTAATTTAATGCTTTGCAGGTGGGATCATGAGTAAAGTTCTTTGCTCAATAGCTACCAGAGGTAGATACCAGTCCACCCTGCCGCTTGTTTTACAGGCGGTTATTAATCAAACTTGGCTACCTAATAAGGTAGTTATTTTTGATGACAACGATGAACCTCAAGACATGCGGCAAGAGTTCATCTATCAGCATTTATTTAAACAGATGCAAATCAAAGGTATTGAATGGGAGTGGCTGTTTGCCGAAAAGAAAGGGCAGCACCATATCCATCAAAAAGCCAACTTGATGGGCTATGAGTGGGTATGGCGCGTCGATGACGATTGCGTTCCAGAACCAACTGTTCTTCAAAGCCTGTATAGCCATGCATCCCAAATAGACAATGTGGGGGCAGTAGGTGGTGCCATCATTACAGGACAGCCTATTAACGCAGTTAATTCCACCGGATTAATTAAAAATATTAATTTAGAACCTAATATTCAATGGGACTTTATTAAAGGTATCCGCGAGGTAGAGCATCTGCATTGCTCTTTCTTGTACCGCGCTGGAGTGCATGATTTTAATACCGGGTTATCCCGTGTAGCGCACCGTGAAGAAACGCTGTTTACTTATGGGTTATATCAAAAAGGTTATAAAATTTTAGCTGTTCCCTATGCTACATCTTGGCATATGAAGAACCCCCAAGGCGGCATTCGGGCTGAAACTAACGGAGAAATGTATCACCATGACGAACAAATTTTCAGAAACCACCTTAGCTATAGTGGGCGTACTATTGTGGTACTTAATGGTGGTCTTGGGGATCACATTGTGTTCAGTCGTATATTGCCTGAAATTCATAACCCAATTGTTTTTGGCTGCTATCCTGAAATTATTGAAAGCGATTCCATAGCTAAAGCGCAACAGCTTTTTGGCAGCTTAGATCAATGGAATATCTACGCCAAGATGGATCAGTGGAAGTGGACTGATAGCTTAGAAAATGCTTATAGAAAGCTCTATCTATGATTTTAATACACCCTTTTGCCAAACCTTTAGTAAAAGGTAGGGAAAACCCTAAAAACTATCCATATTGGGAAGAACTTGTATACGAATTGCAAAAAACTATGCACGTCGTTCAAATTGGGCTAGAGGGCGAACGTCAATTAGTTCCTGATTTTCGCAAAGGGTTATCCATGCCCCAATTGCGTCAGCTCATTAAAGAGTGCAAAACGTGGATTGGTATTGACAGTTTTTTTCAGCACTTGGCTTGGAGTGAGGGCAAACCGGGCATTGTGCTTTGGTCAGTTTCTGACCCAAACATTTTTGGGCATCCGGAAAACATTAATTTACTAAAAGACCGTAAATATTTGGCGTCAAATCAATTCCTTTGGTGGGACTTTACAGAGCATAATCCAGACGCTTTTGTAAAACCGCAAGAAGTGTTAAACTTTCTGTAACTTTTAGTGTTTAAATGAGGGGTAGGCTATGTCTTGGGAGTCCATAATCGCAGCGATAACGCTAGCCTACATGTTTATTAGTGGACTCATCGGTTGGTGGACAAATAGCATTTCCCGTAGTCAAAAAGAAGTTAGTGATGCCCAAGCGCAGCTTGCTAGGGATATGAAAAAACTAGAAGTAATGCTTCCAAATGAGTATGTTAAAAAGGCTGACTTAGACCAACGATTATCAAGAATGGAACATACATTAGACTTGATAATGGCAAAATTAGATACTAAACAGGATAAATAATGTTCTCTAAAATCTGCACCCTCCTCCGTAAAAAGCCTGTAGAAACCAAACTTCCTGAGTTTCCCGTAGAAATACCGGTAAAAGCTAAAAAAGAATTAGTTAAAAAAGCTACTACTCGTAAGCCTGTAGCTAAAAAAGCAACTATTGTTGCCAAAAAGACAACTATCAAAAAGAAAAAATAGTATGGAAAATAAACCTGATATTTCTTTTGATTCAGCAAAAGAAGTTGCTGGACGTTCCATTGGTAAGCATGGTCTTGCTTATATTACAGCCATTATTGTTATTTCTGTAGCTGCCAGTATATTTTTAGATACTGCCAAAATAGCCGCCGTAATCGGTATGGCGGGCGGTGCAATTATGGCAATTATCAATATGATGAATGCAGTATCTGGCACAACCGAAAAAGAAGAAAAGCCAGAATTTGCGGTTATTCAAAATTTGATTGATAAGTTAGACCATCTTGCAGATAAAGAGCCTCCAATGTCAGTTACAGTTGATGGCGATAAAGTCACTGTCACTAAAGGTGAAGATACGATTACGACCAAAAAATGAACAAAATATTAACCCACCTTCTTACAGGTAAAGATAATGAAACTCATGATATTGCTCGTTGGGCTTGGGCTTTGGGCTTTATTGTGGTTGCTATTGCTGCCATTTATTTAATTTATAGCGGCAAAGAAATTAGCCTTACAGAGCTTGCTGGCGCGCTGGGTATTGTTTCTGGGTCTGGCGCCGCGTCTGTAGCTGCTAAACAAATGTCAGGATCAGAGCCAAATGTTCCCTCTTCCAATTAGCGCATATATCTATGCCGGTTTAGTTTTAATAGCTTTAGCTGGTGTAGGCTATGGCAGACATGAACATACTGTGTTTGAAGAGTACAAAGCTGAAGAAATTGCTAATGCACGGCTAAAAGAACATCAACTTCAAGATGCCACCGATCAAATAAGGAAAGACAAAGATGCTCAAATCAACGCTATTAATGACCAGCTTGCTACTGTTCTTGTGCAGTTGCGCTCCCGAACCAGTAGGAACGATAAAGTATCCAACAATGGACAAGGTGGAACTGGGATGTCCCTTTTTGCCGAGGATGCAGCTTTTCTTGACGGGGAATCTGCCCGTGCCGACAAATTGCGGTCAGCCCTTGACGCCTGTTATAAACAGTACGACGAAGTAACTGGGAATAAATAATGGAGTACTCTAAAGATGGTTTACACCTTACTGAGCAGTTTGAAGGAGTACGGCTTACTGCTTATCCAGACCCCGGGACTGGTGGAGATCCTTGGACTATTGGTTACGGTCATACTGGGGCTGATATACACGCGGGATTGACCATCACTCAGGCGCAAGCCGAAGAGTATTTGCGTCAAGACGTGCAAAAAGCAGCCGCCAATGTAAACACCCATGTCAAAGTTGAAATCACTCAAGACGAGTTTGATGCACTTGTGGACTTTGCATTTAACTGCGGATGCGGCAACTTGGACACTTCTACGCTATTAAAGAAACTTAATGCTGGCGATCACGAAGGTGCCGCGCAAGAGTTTCTTAAATGGGATATGGCTGGCGGACACCATATGGCGGGTTTGCTGCGCCGCCGTCAAGCAGAAGCAGCATTATTTTTGACTAAACTAGCATGAGCGCCGACTTTTTTGATGAGGCTTCAGACATGGAAGCCTTGCATCGTGACTTAGCTATTAAGGCTATTCGTAACGAAAAGAAAACGCCCTATACCGGGCATTGTTTGTGCTGTAATGAATTGATACCCCAAGGCAGATTCTGTTCCGCAGAATGTCGTAAAGATTGGGAAATGGAACAAAAAATTAGAAAAATAGCTGGAAAATCTCTATAAGTCATTGAATTTCCATATAGTTCGTTTAATATGCGAACTATTGTCATAAGGATTACTATGCCGTTTAAGCCTGTGTGTTCCGATGAAGAGTTTATTGCGTTATGGAAAAAACTAGGTTCTCCTACGCTTGTGGGTAAAGAACTAGGTATAAACCCTAGGAGCGTCAGTAACAGAAAAAGCGCTATTAAAATTCGACACAATATTGAGCTACCTACGCATGGATCATTAAGAGATCCCAAAAAAGAAAAACCCAAAAAAATAGAGCTTGCCCCTCATAACGTCCGAAGAGGCATAGACGTTGACAAAGTTAAACGCGTTATTGTGTTCTCAGACGCGCATTTTACTGATACCACTACCACGGCGTTTAAAGCGCTGCTGGCAATGATTAAGAAGTTTAAGCCACAGGTTATCATCTGCAACGGCGACGCCTTCGATGGGCAGGTTTTGAGCCGCTTTCCGTCGATTAATTACGATGCCAAGCCTAGCGTATTGCAAGAGTTAGAATCGTGCCGTTATCACCTAGATCAAATCGTTAAGCATAAACCTGCGGGCTGTCGGCTAATATGGACACTGGGAAACCATGATATGCGCTACGAGTCATGGTTGGTTAACAAAGTACCCGAATATAGCGGCGTAGATGGTTTTAGTTTGAAATACCATTTCCCCGAGTGGGAAACCTGTTGGAGCTTTTGGATTGGTGAAGAAACCGTGGTCAAGCACCGTTTTAAGGGAGGACGCACTGCGGGTTATAGTAACTTGCTGGCGGCGGGTAACACAAACATCATTACGGGGCATACGCACGTTCTCGCTTGCCAACCGATTTCAAATTATCAAGGCAACTTTTATGGGGTTCAGACCGGCTGTTTAGCTGATCCTATGAGCCCTACCTTTGAATATTGCGAAGATAGCCCCAAAGATTGGCGTTCTGGCTTTGTTATGCTTTCGTTTGACCAAGGCAGAATGCTCATGCCCGAGCTAATTATGGTTAGCGACGAGCAAAACGGCGAATACGAGTTCCGCGGGGAAATTCACGCGGTATGAAAATCACACCTAAAATTCTTGAGTCTATCTATTTGACTTTGGCAAAGTGTGAACCTTTTATAAAATGGGATTTGCCGCCAAGTGAATTGTGCCGTTACGATATTGTTGACGATCATCAAGTAATGGCTACTTATGAATACGATGAATCAATGTCTAAACCGCATATTTTTAGTATCTCTAAAGCTCGCTGCGGTCATTACGATACGGTGGTGCGATCTATGGCTCACGAAATGATCCATTGTTCTAGGCACAAATCTGGTAAATGGACGCTTCATGACGCCACTTTTAAACGTAGAAAAATGGCTGTGGGCTTGGAGCTAGGGTTTGACGGTCATGAACTCTAAATATATAAAATTTGCAGTTTTGTAGACATATTGTCGATATATGTACGTTTTTGTCGACATTTTGTACATGAAATGTGTAACTAATTACACATTTGTTGACTTATTAAACAGTCCTTAAATAACTTAAAGCCTTATTAATGAATCATTTAATAAATTCCCGATCGGTAAATTTTGTGTAATTTGTTACACATTTTTCAACATTTAATCCCGATCGGTAAATTTATGTTGAAATTTTTACTTTTATTAGGG